CTTTGATTACATTTCTGACCTTCTTAATTTTAAGTGGGTCAATGTTTCTTAGGTCTACAATACCTGCTTTCGGACGTTTGCCGTCAACGACCTTATGGAAGTATATCCTTCCATCTATGTACCATTTTCGGAATAATTCGTGAGAGTTCTGATTGAACTTCATTAAGGCAAGAATATGATTAAACTCGTCATGTATCTTGTTTTTGATACTATCAGAAAGTTTTACGTTTCTGAGGTCGAGTGATACAATCTTGTCTTGAGAATCCGATGTAATACACTCATTAACAATATCTTCAATCGCTGAGTCACACTCAGGGATTAGAGATATTTCACGGTATCTTGTAATGAGACCAACCTCATTCTTGATACCACCTTCCATATCAATGTAGGAACCATATGCTCCACCTGATATGAACCCGCCTGGTTGTTGTTGAATGACGGGTGTACCGTCATCTTCAACAGGGGGGACGAAGGAAGGTGCCTTAGACACCTCTATGCTTCGTAGTTCATCCTTTTTACGGGATATTTCAAACCCAAAAATTTCCATACTAATATTTATACTCCCCTAAAAGGGTGTATTTCACTTTAATTAAATAACTCTTTCCCAGTGAGAATAGTCAAATGAAACTTCAAAAGTTTCAACTTCGTCAGCAGTTCCCATATTCAGTTCAATACCACCGATATTTTGAGGGAACATATTGAAGAATTCGTATCTCGCAAGGACTGAGTCATCTTTGTTTAACTGTTCAACGAATGCTCGTGATAACAAGTAATCGTTATTAATCGCACCGATACCTGAGTCTAACTGACTGATATCCAACTGCCATGATTCTAGGGCATTTCTTACACTGAATTCAACATCGTTGATTACAGTAACTGCCCATGGTTCAAAGGTTCTGTCTCCAGCAAGTTTCAAGTTCATTCCTCTGAATGGAACTGTGACCTGACCGACAGTCATAGCGGGAATCTGAGCAGCTTGACATAGAAACTCTATCTTATTACCTGTTCTAGGTATGAAGACTCGGAACCTATTAGCTCTAGGGCCACCAGCGATTAGTTGCGCTTTAAATTCATCTATTGTTGCCATTTATTTCTCCCTTAGACTGCACCGTATAATTCACTAAACTCTACACCACTTCTAGCGGCAACAAAGTTCAATGTAATGAAGTTAATCGACCTGTTAGGTTTAACGAAGATAGAACATACAAATTCATTTCTATCGATAACACTATCAGTGTTGTTTGTTTCGTCACATAATACTTGGAAATCTACAAGACCACGTCTGTTCTTCACGTCTCTTAAGAAAGGTTCTACAGCAGCTCTAAACTGTGCTCTTGTGAATGCGTCATTGAATTCAAAGAGTTGTGCTTTAGCGGCAGTTGCGATTGCCTTTTCTAGGACTATGAACAATCTTCTTACATTGATTCTATCGAATGCAGAAGGTGTTGATAACATAGTTTTGTCACCAAATAGGACTGTTCCTTGGCCTGGGAATGTAACAATTGGGTTAACCCTTGCACTGTATAAGTCGTCTCTAGACGATTGTGAAGGATTAAATGCAAGTTTAGTTACACCTAAGTATTGACCTCTTGAGAAACCAGCAGGTGAGAACCATGGGTCTCTTAATAAGTCACTTCTTGCCATTAGACCTGCAGTATGTCCATTGCCTGGAATCCAACAGTATTTGTCGTTATATCTTTCGTAAATGTATAACCAACCACTATCCATAACTGAATAAGAAGAACTTGTTGCAGTATTAGCGGAGGCAATTACATTTGCGGATTGTGTTGATTCTGAGGAAACTCCAACTACGTCATTCTTTCTTGGTGATACGATTGCCATACAATCTTTTCTAGATTCACAAAGAAGAATCGCTTGGTTTGTTAAAGTTGTCCAATCTGTTAAGATATCTTGTTCTGTTCCCGAACCGTTATCAGTTCTTGAAGAACCTACGATTAAGAATGAGATATCTACTGTTTCAGCGTCACCGAAGTGTGTTGACCATGCACCGAACTTCTCAGCGGCTGTTGGCATTCTACCATTTGAACCACCTGAAAGTGTGTCATTTACTGGAAGAGTCATTACACCGAAACCATCTGATAAAGATTCTGCTAATGTTCTGTGTTCATTACCACTATCGTGAGTACCAGTTACTGGTGAACCGTCATCTCCTGTAGAGTGACCTGCCCAGTATACGTATGTTGATTTTCTTTCAATTACGTCTCTGTAGTAGTTTGATGCACCTTGAGCGTCTTTAGCGTCACTTGCAAGTGATACGAAACCGAATGTTTCTAGAACTTCGTTTTGAGTTCCACTCCACACACCGTCTTCGTCACTTACTACTACGTGACATTCGTCTAATGATGCACCGACAGCAGCTGCAGATGCGGAAGTGCCTGGAGCTTTATCAAAGAAAGAATGGAACTCCCATTTCCTGTTTATATTGACTGGTGTACTTGAACCGTCAACTGCTGTTGTTAATCCTGTGTTTGCAGGTTGGTTAATTGCTTCAATAGTAAGAGTTGTACCTGAACTTGCGGTAATTCTGTATTCTTGTCCTAAGTGATTATCAAATGTGATAATATCTCTTACTCTAAACAATGTAGTTGCGTTTGCAACACCTGTTATTGAAAGCGCTCCAACTGCGTTATTTCCTGTAGATGTTCCAGCGTTGTCTGTCTCGAAGGCAGTTGCTGTTGAACAAACAGATACTTTTAAGGAGTTTCCTAAAACTCCTGCGTGACGGGCTACCCACCTTCCTGCTGTACCTGATAAGGCACCACTTTGGTAAGATTGAACATATTCGTCACTATTCTTTATTAGCGTTGAACCATGTCCAGCTGAATTCGCACTAAACAATCCTGTAGAGTTTATTCTAACTACTCTTAGAGAAGAACCATATCTTAAAAATCCTTCAGCTGAATAGTAGTCCTCTGCAGCTCCGTTGGTGTTAGCAGGTTCGTGAAAATTCTCTACTAGTCCCTTTTGGTCTGAAATTGTTACTACTTCATCAACAGGGCCCCATTGGAATGTCCCTGCGAAAGCACCAGTTGTACTGGATACTGCAGGCACAACATTTGTAAGGTCAATCTCTTTAACCTGTACGCCTGGTGATACTTGAAATGCCATACTTTTTCTCCTGTTAATGTCAAAAGTTGTTTACTGTTTTATTTATAACTTTATATTGTCTAACGGGTCAGCAAACCACCTATCCCCTGAACTATCTACAAAAGACTCTTCTTCTATCGGTCTGTCCCCGAAAATCCCTGCAGGTAACATATCCTCTTCAATAAGTTTCTGCTGTTCAGAATATAACAACTCTTTGACTTGATAATTTGTTAAATGATAGAAGTAATCTGTAGTTACAAACCATGAAAATAGTACACATGTCATTACCATATCGTCATGATAACCTCTATCAGCCTCAAAGCTTCTACCCTTATTTACAAAAGTCATGAGCTCAGTGATAGTCCATCTGTCTAATAATTGCAATCTATCTTCTTCTAATAGTTCTTTTAATGTAGAACAACCAATTCTTTTGATTTTTCTAGACATTGTTACACCAATATCTTCTGCTTTTAGTTGTCCTTGTACGAAAACATTAGGATATTCTAAATCATAATGCAATTGTGACGCAACAATACTTCCTTCATTATTGTTTTCTATGATAACAGTTGCGTCATTATATGCTTTACCATACTTTGCAATCAAATCGGGAAACAATAATGGTGATATTAAAGAGTTTCTAAATGTCGCAACTTGTTTGAATGGTTTAGAAGATACGTCAAAGATACTAAACGTTGAGAAGTCGATACCTCTCCCTTTCGCAACGTCACAACACATAACATATTGGTGACCTTCTATGGGTTTTTCATACATGTAGAATTCTTCTTTTGACCATTCAGGGTCATATGCTTTTAACCCAAGTAAAGTATTCGAGTTAATGAGAGTGTTACCAGTTCCCAAAAACGAGTTTCCGTACTCTTGTTCAAACTGTGCTTCTGAG